GACTACAGCGAGGCTGCCGCGATTGTGTGGGCTGACGCAGAAGATGCGCTGAATAACTCGCATGGGTCATCGAGGTGCTGACGACATGAGCGAGCAGACGCACGTCGTCGCCCTCTCAGGCGGGAAGGACAGCACCGCGATGGCCCTCCGACTCGCGGAAGTGGAGCCACGCGACTACACCTACATCTGCACGCCCACGGGGAACGAGTCTGACGAGATGTTCGCCCACTGGAAGCACCTCGGAGAACTACTCGGCAAGCCCATTTTGCCTGTGGTGAGTGGCACGCTGATCGGGATGATCCGCCAGCAGGAGGCGCTCCCGAATGTCTGGATGCGCTGGTGTACCCGCAAGCTCAAGATCGAACCCTACGCCGCGTGGCTCTCTCAGAATGCCCCCTGCACCTCCTACGTGGGCCTGAGAGCCGACGAGGAGGAACGCGAGGGGGGTGACTACTCCAAGGTGCCAGGCGTCACGCCACGCTTCCCTTTGCGCGAATGGGGCTGGGGGCTACGCCAGGTCTGGGACTATCTGGACGAGCGTGGTGTCAGCGTCCCAGCGCGGACGGACTGTAAATTGTGCTTCTTCCAGCGGATTGGCGAGTGGTACACGTTCTGGCGCGATGACAAGGCGGGCTGGGCCGAAGGCGAGCAACTGGAAGAACAGATCGGCCACACCTTCCGGTCAGCGGGGCGTGATTCCTGGCCGGCGTCGATGAAGGAACTGCGGTTGCGGTTTGAGTCAGGTGATGCGCCGAAAGGTGCGCTGGAACGTGATCTATTTGCAGACTTAAAGTGTAGAGTATGCAGGATTTAACTATGACCACGCCACGCGAGACGGCCCGGCAGATCGCGGAGCGCATCACAGCGCGAATCCTCGTGAAGATTGGGCACAGCACGACTGAAGAAGTTGTCGCCATGATCGAAGCCGAGTTCGCCTCTCTCACCGCCGATCTCGCGCAGGCACGGCAGGAGAGGGATGATGCGCTGCAAGCACTTGACGCCAACTGGGTAATGCACCAGCGGGTAGTCAAGGCCGAGCAGGCGCGAGACGAGGCACTCCGACAGCGGGATGAATCCCGTGAACAGTTTGACCGGCATGTGGTATGGGCAGATGAACAGGCCCAATCTGCCGCTCGCACCGCGCTGCTGGAGGCGGCAGCGGAAGCCATGACCAGAGCAAATCGAGAGAAGGACGGCTCCTACGAACGAATGGTGCTGTTCAGTTTGTCGGTATGGCTCACCACCCGCGCAGGAGGCCCACGGACATGAGGTGGTATTGGTTCCCACGCGCACGATACTCGGTCACGGTTCATCTACAGGAGGACTTCCGATACGAGTGGCGCAAGCTGTTTGGCGTCAGCATTGGGCGATGGTTCATCGGAGCGATTCAAGGTGACCCGTCGTGGAGAGAGCACCCATGACCCCCGACCGGCTACAGGAGATAGCGCGAACTATTGCAGAACGGCATAGTGGCTACTATGACGATGATCGTGACGTAGCCGACCATGCTGCTGACATTGCTGCCGCCCTCGCCACCGCCGAGGCCGAGGGACGGCGGCAGGGGATTGAGGAAGCACTGGCCGAGATTGATACAACCGTGGCGGCCTATGCGCCTCACAGTGGCAATTCAGAGGGCGCGTGTGCTGTCTATGCGGCGATGACTATTCTGGGCCAATCACTGCGCCAGTTACTCCCAGAGACCCCACAGCCATGAGCCAGTGGTAAACTGAGCGCACGTTTGGGTTATTTGGGTTTATAGCCAATGCCATCAGGTGGGAAGCGAGAGCATAACGGGAACAAGGGTGGACGGCCAAAAGGCACCACTGGGATTCCCCATGCCTCCACGTTGAACAAGGTGCAGGCGCGTGAATACGTCCGTGAATACGTGATGAGCCACATGCCGGCCATGCTGAAGGCGCAAGTGGCGCATTCTCAGGGGATTGGGCACCTATTTACCCGTGACAAGAAGGGCAAGTTCACGAAGATTGAGAATGAGGCCCAGGCGCTTGATCTGCTCGAGCATGGCGAAGAAGGTAAGGATTTCTACATCTTTATGAAAGATCCGAGCGTGCAAGCCTTTACGGATCTCCTCAACCGCACGCTGGATAAACCTCGCGAACAGGAACAGACGCTGGTGATCACCGGAGAACTAGCGTTGGTGTCCGAACGGCTGCAACACTGGCGCAAGCGGAAAGCGCAAAAAGCCTAGAACAAATGGCACCCTGCCACGCTATGGACACCAGTGCCGACTGCTGACCAGATCAACGAAGACCTGGCTGAAGAAGTGGGCCAGTTCTACGATGACCCGCTCGGGTTTGTCGAGTTCGCGTTTCCGTGGAAGCTCGATGGTCCCCTGAAGGACCATGACGGCCCAGACCAATGGCAGCGGGAGTATCTGACATGGCTTGGTCAAGAAGTGCAGGCGCGGGGATTCGATGGGGTGCAGGCGGTAGCACCGATTCGGGCAGCGGTATCGAGTGGGCATGGTATTGGAAAGTCCACCCTACAGGCATGGCTCACGGTGTGGATCATGAGCACCCGCCCCAACTGCCACGGAACGGTGACCGCGAACACGGGCGCACAGCTCGACACGAAGACCTGGGCGGCGATCCAGCGGTGGGCCAAACTGGCAATCACAAGCCACTGGTTTGAGGTCAACACCCAGCGGTATTATTACAAGGGCGCGAGGGAATCGTGGTTCTGTGCCCCGCAGTCGTGTGCGGAGGAGAACAGCGAAGCCTTCGCCGGCCAGCACGCCGCGGATAGCACCAGCTTCTACATTTTCGATGAAGACTCCAACGTCCCTGACACCATCCACGAGGTGGCGCAGGGTGGTCTGACAGACGGGGAGCCGATGTGGTTCCTGTTTGGCAACCCCACACGTAGCACAGGGGCGTTCTACCGAGCCTGCTTCGGGGCCGAGCGGAACCGATGGAAGGTCTGGACCATCGACAGCCGGGACAGCAAGTTCACCAACAAGCAGCAGATAGCGGAGTGGGTGCAGGACTATGGCGAGGATAGTGATTTCGTTAGAGTCCGAGTACGCGGTCTGGCACCTTCAGCGAGTGACTTGCAGTTTATCGACTCAGACCGTGTGCGTGGCGCTCAGAAACGAACGCCGGTTACGCTCCCTGACGATCCGCTTGTGTGCGCCCTTGACATGGCTCGAGGTGGCGGCGACGACTGTGTCTTTCGATTCAGACGGGGATTGGACGCTCGAGGAATCCCAGTCCGTCGAGTCACGGGTCAAGAAAGCCGCGACTCCATGAAGCTCGTGGCGATGGCGGCAGACATCCTGTCCCAGACTTACAACGGCCAGAAGGTGGCGACCTTGTTCGTGGATGCCACTGGAGGCTCTGTAGGTGGCCCTGTAGCCGACCGGCTGCGGCAGTTGGGCCACAGCAACGTGATTGACGTGCAGTTTGCTGGCGAGTCTCCTGACCCCAAATACGCCAACCTCAGAGCCTACATGTGGGGCAAGATGCGGGACTGGCTCAGTGTGGGGGCTATCGACTCGAGCGCCAGGTTGGAGCAGGATCTGACCGGGCCGGGGTATACCCACGACAAGCGCGACCGGATTGTGCTGGAGGCCAAGGAGCACATGAAGGCGCGAGGGGTCGACTCTCCGGATGATGGGGATGCGCTGGCGATGACGTTTGCGCTGAGTGTGGCGCCACGCAGGCCGGCAGTGGCCCATTACAAGCCGCCAAGTGTCTGGAGCTGAGCCGTGTTACACTTCGCCTGACTTCCCATGTCTGCCGCTGTCATCAAGCCGATTGACGTGCCGCCAAGCCATGAGATCGTGATTCAGGTGTGCCACCGCTGTGCGTTCTACGTCTCGGCCCTGACCTCTGACCGGGTGCATGAGGCGATGGCGGATCATCAGAAGTATTGCCGCACATGCTGACTGCCGCGGCGGTCCTCTGTGCTGGATGGGCCTTTGTGACCGTGGCTGTCGCAGTCGGCACGATTGGCACGCTGTGGATTGACCGCGCCCCATGCTAACCCCCTACACCGAATGGCGTGATGGCGTGGAATCGCTCGAGGCCGTGCGCCGGTTCAGCCGCATCTGGAACTACGGCTTTGGTGTCAACTACCGCCTGTGGATTCGCGGTCCCCTCCTGAGAATGGTCTGATTCCTATGGCGCGAGACGAAGAACTAGACGGGAAGTCTGCCGAGTCTGACGAAGACATCCTCTCCGAGATGCGCCGGCGGTGGGAATATGCCACCACGGAATGGGCTGACATCCGCAAGGAAGGTCAGACCGACATGCAGTATTGCGCCGGCAATCCGTGGACCGCGAAGGACAAGCGGGCGCGGAAGGATGCCGGCCGACCCTGTCTGGCGCTCGATGAACTGAGCCAATACGTCAACCAGCTTGTCAACGACGTTCGCCAGAACAAACGCGCCATCAAAGTCACCCCGATGGGGGAAGGCGCGAACGACCAGACGGCTGAGCTGAAAGAATCCCTCATCCGCCAGATTGAGTATCGCAGTAACGCCCAGCAGGCCTACACGACGATGTTTGAGAACACTGTGCAGCGGAGCTATGGCTTCCTGCGGGTGATTCCTAAGTATCTGCGGGACGATAGCTTCGACCAGGAACTGCTGATTGAGCCAGTGGTGAACCCGGATATGGTGACGGTCGATCCTGATGCCCTTCGGGCCGATGGGTCGGACATGCGCTATGCCTGGATTCGGGAGGCACGCACGCTGGAGGAGTTTAAGCGCGAGTTTCCCACTGCAAAGACCACGGATTTCGGCACGTATCTGAGCGATCCGCCCTACAAGGCGTGGATTGAGGCCGACAAGGTCTATATCGCTGAATACTGGATGCTGAAGGCCAAGAAGCGCCGGCTGCTGCTGCTCAACACCATCGAAGGGCCGCAGCAAGTCTTTGAGGATGAACTGCACCAGAAGCCGTCGAAGGCCAACATCCTCCAGTCACGGGATGTCGAATCCACGTCCGTCTGCAAGTACATCACGAACGGCGTGGAGATTCTGAGCAAGACCGACTGGCCGGGGCAGTGGATACCGCTGGTGACGTGCTTCGGGAAGGTGCTGTATCTGGATGGCGGGGAGGGCAGCAAGAAGAACATCCTGAGCATGATCCGGCTGGCCCGCGACCCCTACATGCTGTATTGCTACTACCGCACCGCGGAAGCGGAGCTTGTAGGAATGACCCCGAAGACACCGTTTGTGGGGTATGTGGGGCAGTTCCGGGGGCAGGAAGCGGAGTGGGCGAAGATCAACCACGAGCCTGCGGCGTATCTTGAGGCGAATCCGACCACGGAGATGACCGGGCAGACGGTATTGCCGTTGCCGCAGCGCCAGCCGTATGATCCGCCCATCCAGGCGCTCGAGATAGGTGCCGAAGCCGCGAGGCGAGCGATTCAGGCCGCTATTGGCTCATCTCCGTTGCCGACACAGGCTCAGAGGCGCAATGAAAAGAGCGGAGTCGCGCTTAAGCAGATCGAAGAAACCGCGCAGAAGGGTTCTTTCCACTTCATCGACCATTATGAAGATGCTATTACCCGCACTGGTGCCATCCTCAACGACTTGCTACCTCATTTCTACGATACTGCTCGAGATGTCACTGTCCGAGACGCCCAGGACGATGCCAAAGTCGTTCGCATTAACGATCCCGGTCAACCTGACCCCACAACAGGCCAAATGGTGGTCGATCCCCGGTCAGTCGATGAGGAAACCGGCCAACCGCTGAAGGTGGAGGGCGGTCCCTACGATGTGACCCTCTCCACCGGCCCATCCTACGACTCCGAGCGTGAACTGGCCTCTGAGTTCACGGATACGCTGGTCACGCAGATCGAGCGCATCGCCCAGGTGTCAGGTCCGCAGGCCGCAGCGAAGGTGCTCAGCATCGCGG